CCTCGAAACCTGCGGGCGTCATGGTCGTCGACGAGAGCGTCATGACGCCGCCCGTCATCGCCGTGGTATTGATGCCCGCCGTAAAGGTTGTCCCCTTGCTGCCGGTGGTGCAGGCCACGTCGACGATGAATCCGACCCGAACGACCGTGAAATCGAACGGGATCGCAGGCAAGTAGAAGACGTTGGCGTCGGCGACGCCCGAAAGCGTGATCGTTGGGGAATAGAAGGTCTGCTCTGCGGGGACTAGCAAACCGCCAGGTCCGGTGATCATCCCTTGCGGGGCGCCCCACCACGCCTCGATATAGGGAATGCGATCGGCGCGAATTGGCAGGCCGTAGACATCGCCGGTGCCAACCGTGGCGGCCGTGGAGTTGAGCGTACCGGCTGGCGTTATGCTGGCGATGTACTTGAAGGCCTTCTTGCTGGCGGCCACGCCATTGTTTTTGAGCGTGACCGACTCCGTCATCGGATAGCCGTAGAGATCATACCCAGCGATCACGGCGGTGCCGCTCGAATCGTCCGATGGCGACGTGATCCTTATGTTGCGAGAGATCGCCTTGGTCGGATCCCACATGGCGATGGTGCCGGCCTGGGAGAACGAGGTTCCCGCCATGGCCGTGTCGATGGCAAACAGCCCCGTGACGGTAGCCCCGGTATCGGCCCTGGTGATCGACGTGCTCCCCGTGATCCCGGTGCCGGCCGTCAGCGTCATCGCCGTACCTGCGGTCAGCGTCTGCGAGGTGGCGATGTTGTTCGCCGACAGGGCGGACGGAACCTGGTCGATGCACTGATACTTCCCACCCCCGAGGAACCCGTACACCGATGGGGTCGTGGACGACCCGCCGACGATCGGAAAGCCCTGCCCGGGTTTATAGGTAAAGGGAAACCTGGCATCGTGCAGGGCGTAGCCGTGGATCGACATCCACGGTGCCGCTTCCGGGTTCTGGCCGCCAGACGGCGCAGGAGACGCCGCCGCCCCGATAGGATCGCCCCTGTAGTTGAGGTAGGGACCAAGTTTTGCCGAGATGGTCATGGTGCGCTATGCGCTCCTCTTATCTGTCTGCTCCTCCCATCCGCTCTATTCCGAGCACGGATGGGAATGACCTGTGGGTGACCAGCGGAAATCAAGCGGTCGGGAAAGTTCCGAACGAGGCTCTCCAATCGACGTAAATCGGCTGCGCTCTCTGGTATGCTTTCACCAGCAGGTTGTCCGTGGTGTTGTCGACCCACATGTCCGTCTCGTAGGCGTCGCGCTCGAAGAACACGAGGCCGTCGTTCTTGGTCAGCACGAACCACGCATAGTTGCTCGTGAGGTAATCGCAGATCATGTAGCCGGTGATCCCGCCCTCGACGTTGCGACCCGCGTTGATGTCGTTCTCGTCCGTGCCCGGACGAAGCTCGGTCTTGGTGATCCGTTCGGCCACGTCCATCAAATTGACCGGAACCAAGAGGCCATCGGGGCGGGGGCGCCCCATGATCTTGAGGGCGCGCTCGTCGACCCAGTTGGTGCGGATGTTCTTGATCGCCTGCATCAACGAGGCTTCGTTGAGGTCGAGGTCGGTCGAGAACTTGTTCGCCGCAGTGGAACCGTCTACGGGATGCCCCGTGTCGTAGAGCGCCTTGCCGTCGCCCACGATTGACGCATCGTAGGTCGTGCCGTTGTTGAAGACGTTGAAGGCGTTGACCTCCCAGAACTCCTTGAAGGCCTTGGCAAGACCGAGAGCTGTGGGCTTGAACTCGGTCTTGTAGAGGTTGTCGCGAATGGCTTTTCTGGTAATGGCGTACGCCAACCCCACCTCGTAGGTTTCCGCGTTGTAGACCCACCTCTGTCCCGCGGCGTTATCGAAGTTCGTCCCGCCGCCCTCCATTTTCATCTGCGCATAGCCCATGTAGGCGACGTGGGCGGTGCGCTCGATCTGCATGGTCGATGTCTTGGTCGTGAAGACACGCTTGTACTGCGTCGGGATGTTTGGGTATTCGCCGTCGATCTCCCTAAGACCGGGGCGGAGGAGGTCGCGGATCTGCGAGGTATTGATAGCCATCTGTGATTATCGGCCCAAGGCCGTCCTCTGATGAGAGAGAGTTCAGCCTAAGTTAGACGCCCTGCTGGCCGCTGTTGTTGATGGTCACGACCGCGTAGTTGTAGGCGCCGGCCTGCACGCCCGGGACCAGGGTGGATGACGACCCTGCACCCTCAGGGCTATTGCCCATCGCCCAGTTGACGTAGAGGTCGACGATCCGAAGTGGTGCGGTGACCTGAGTGGTGATGGTCGTGGTGTCGAGGTAGGAGGCCGAGAACCCCGTGGTCGTCGAACCGGTGCCCACGACAATATCGGCGTTCATGCCGACGTTGCCGCTGGTGAGCCCAGTCGCATCCGACTGGATGACGAATAGGGGCGGTGCGGTGAGGGCGGCGGGAATGTACTGGGCGAGTACGGTACCGGAGGCAGCATCCGTGCCCGGCCAGTATTTCTGGGGAACGACGGTCTGCTGGGAGTTCGATGCGTACCTACAGCCCCGGAACACCCCGTAGCAGAGGTATTGCGCCTGACCCGCCGCCCACTGGTAGAAGTAGCCGTTGCTACTCATCAGGATGAGGTCGCCGGTATAGAAGGCGGTGGAGTTCGTCGAGAGGATGCCGTTGCGCTTTTCCTGCAGCGCGCTATTGGTCGGGGGCGCGCCGAACAGGCCGAGGAACTTCAAGCCAAAAGGTGAATTAGCGTTGGCCATGGGTGCTGGGTGCCTTGAGATAATCGGCGCCCTCGGCACCCGCCAGACACAGCAAAGCGCGGCCAGCGATTAGATCGCTACCGTTGCTCGGTTCGTTGCTGTATTGGACTGCGGGCATGAGGAAATAGCGCCGTCTGGTGATGACGTGCAGTCCGTTTTCGGCGGCATGCGCGCATTAAAGCGCACAGCAGCCATCGCGGCTTGCGGCTATCTCCCCCCTCTTCTGCGTGAACAGTTACTCAGCAGGCCCGCCTGCGTGGGGATACATTCCCGTGGCGATTTGGACACCATCATCGCGAAGTTGTCGTCGCGACTTCTACCGGGTACGCCCTTTACTATGGCAGGGTTAATCTCACAGATAATCGCGAACGTCAAGAGGGATTTTCAGCGTCGATTAAGTGCTTCCAAGAGCGTCCGTTGCGGATTTTTAGAATGACGCGATCGCATACGTCATAATGGTGAGCTATGGCTCTTTGCGAGATGCCAACGATGCTGCGAATTTGCCTCACATCGTCATCAGTTAGCTTGCGCCAGTTTCGGCCTTTTTGGATGCAATCTCGCATGTTAGTGAGAGCTGTACCCAAGAATAGATGGTCTGGGTTCACACATGTCCGCACATCGCAGTGGTGCAATACATCCATGCCTCCTGGTATTGACCCAATAAACGTCGAGTAAGAAAGGCGATGGGCTGAATAGCGCTCGCCGTGGATCTTTGCCACGCCATAACCGTGGATGCCAGGCTTGCCTTTCCATAGCCTACAGCCCTGGCTATTCCATTCTGACTTGCCGAGGACATAGCATCGCGGTGAGCAATGGACTGCCGATGCGCCATCAGATCTAAACGCGGCTCCGCATTGCATGCATGTTCTACGGCAGCGTCCCATGCTAGCCTCCTCAACTGACGGGTACCTTCTGAACCTTCCCCGGATCCACCAGCCGCCCCATCTGCCTCAGATGATCGGCAAAGCACCCCGAGAACGTGGTGTCGCCATTATGGTGCAATTTGAGATGCGGGTCGGTCCACACCCGCCCCCCGACCGCCCTGAACATGCGGCAGAAGTGCAGATCCTCGCCCATCCGCTCGTGATCCCTGACCGCGAACTCGAACAGATTATAGGATTTGCCCGTCGATACCTCGGGGTCGGCGTACCAGAGATCGGAGTAAGAGGTCACCATCTTCTCCATGCAGGCCCGCGAGATCAGCATCATCCCCGACGGCCCCCCGGCGATCTCCAGGATGCCCTGGGGATCGTAGGCGCCGGTTTTGGGGTTGACCAGCAGTTGTGGTCCGGGGAGGGTACGAATCGCGAATCCCGCCCCCGCCTTGCGCCGGGGATAGGCCCCCAATATCAGATCGACATCGTGGGATACCAATCGCTCTATGCTGCCCGGCTCCCACCACACGTCCGAATCGATGAACAGCATGTGCGTGAAGGGGCCGGCATGGGCCACGGCGAAGTGGGTATTGCGGCACCCGGCGAGATCCGCACTTCCGCCCCCGCTAAAGCGCTGCGCGCGCCAGCCCATCATGGCGAGGCCGGGCAGCGCCGCCTCGATCGAATCGGTCACCTCGTAATCGATCTGCTTCTTGTAGGCGATGATGGAGATCAGCAGATGCCACTTTGGCGGTGGCGGCATTCTGAACTGCGGGTTGTCGTTCAATTGACCAGCTCCGTCAGGATGTTGCGGTAGCGTGCGGGGGCGTCGGCCGCTACCGCAGTGGTATGTGCCAAGGTCGTTATCGCGTACATGGCGAGGTCGTAGGAGCCGCAGATGTGATGGGCGATCAGGGCCAACTGCTTCCACTGTTCCCCCGTCATGCTATCAGGGGTGGAACTGGTCAAGGTTGGGCATTTGGACCAGTCGCGAACGTACAGCATGTCGGCTTCGACGATTTGATTCGGTGGGACATTATTGAGCGGGGGATCGGTGGGAATTGGTTGGCACGTGGCCTCGATGAAGCAGTGAGGCACGAACCCCATCGTTCGTAAGGCAGTATCTACCATGCCGACGTGAGGCAGGCCGACAGAAGGCAGGAAGAACACCCTGGTCTGGATCGCCACGGCATGCGCACAAGCCTGGGGACGCGCCTGCAGCATGGCCAGCTCCGCCCCCGCCGCACTGACCCTGATATAATCGGGTAAGTCAACGACTACTCCGACATCGCAGAGCCCTTCCTCCTGCATGCGCCGGTAGGGCGGGTGTTCATCTGCTTCCCCGACGTTGGCGATCCTGGTCATATGGTCGGGCTTGAGGAGGTCGCGCAGGGCTAGCATATCCGGCGATTTACGCTGATTTGCCCCATCCCGCAACTCATGCTAGGGCACGGCAATGCGCTTAGCCTTCCTCGACACTTGCGGCTGGGAATACTCGGCCCTCACGCCCTTGGAACGTCCCACGGGGGGCTCCCAGTCCGCCTTGTGCTATCTCACCGTGGAGCTGGCCAAGCTCGGGCACGAGATCGTGGTGTTCAACGGCACCCCTGATCTCGTTCGACAATCTGGTGTCCAGTTTTGCCACCAGCACCAATTCGGGCGGAGATACCCATACAATGGGTATTTCGATGTGGTGATCGGGCTCAACGGCGCCTATGGTCGCGCGCTGCGGGATACCTACAAGGTCAAATCCCCACTGGTTCTGTGGAACCATCACGCGCATTTCCAGCCGCCCATCAAGGGACTGAAAGACCGGGACGAGCAGGATGCCTGGGACGCCATCGTCTTCGTTTCCGCGAGTCAACGGGACGGGTATGCAGGGTTCGGGATCGACCCCGCCAAGACAGTGGTAATGCACAACGGCGTCTCGCCCGCGTTTGAGAACGTGGCACTGCCAACCCCTTGGTTTGCAACGGGCGAGCCCCCTATCCTGTTCTACACCTCGACGCCCTACCGTGGATTAGACGTGCTCCTGCACGCCTTCCCCCATATCCGCGACGCAATCCCTAAAGTGCGGCTCAAGGTGTTCTCATCGATGGCGGTCTATAGACTGTCAGATAAGGAGTTCGCGCCACTGTACGACCAGGCCAAGTCCATGGTCGGGGTCGACTACGTGGGGTCGGTCGGGCAAGCCGAACTGGCTCAGAAGCTAGCGGGCTATGCCGCGCTCGCCCACCCTTCGACATTCCCCGAGTGCCACTCCATCGCAGCGATTGAGGCCATGGCGGTAGGTGCCGCTGTTATGACTACCGATCTCGGGGGGCAGAGAGAAGCCACCGGGGGATGGGCACAGATGATCCCGCCGCAGTCAGATAAGACCGAGCTGGCCTATGCCTACGCCCACATGGTCAGCACCGTGCTGAGGAGGTTTCGGGAGGACCCGGAAGGCGCGGAAGAGGATCGCCAGGCCCGCATCCAGTATGTGAGGGATCATTATCTCTGGAAGGATCGGGCGAAAGCGTGGTCGGAGTTGCTGTCAACGCTGGCCCCGGAAAAGGCTGAGCAGGCCGCCCGTTAAAGCGCCCTGCTCTGTCTTACGTTACGCGGGACGCTGGGCATCAATTCTCGTCGAGAGAATAGGTATAGTTGCGCTGCGGATTGACGATCTGCCCCTCGTGTTTCTTGGCGAACCCCGTTGCCCGCTGTGCTTCCCCGTGTTGGAAATCGATAATCGCTCCCGAGTTCGGGGCGGCATTACCCATCAAAGCCGCTAGACCAGCTTGTGAGCGGGCGTTGTTGACGGGCTCCATGGCTGCTCTGTGCTCGATCTCACGCGCCTTAAGGGTGAGGCGCATGTCGCGCATCATGAGACGCTGGCCGCCCCTATCTATCGTATTGCCACCGAAGCCCTTGGGCATGAACATGCCGTCGTGTCTCTGGGGCGGTACCGGCTCCCAGCCGTTTGCTGCTAGTTCCACCTGGTGCTCGTGCATCGGAGCGCCTTTGCAGGCGTATGCTTTCCATTGATAATCCCACCCCTCCGGTATGATCGAACGGTCGAAGGCGAACTTGTCCTCCGCTCCCGTAAACCTGAGACCCACTGCTTGTCCAGTGCTGTTAACGATCGGCCCATCGAACACACGGACGACTTGCCCATCGTGGGTTCTGACTTGGCGCAGGGACGGTGAGGTCGGGGCGACATGCTCCATGCGCGCCGGCTCGGCGGCGCGGCCAACAGTTACAGCGGGTGCGCTGCGTGGAGCGGTTTTGGCTTTGGCTGCTACGGCCATGGTAGTCGGTCCTCTCTCAGTGCTGCGAAACGCGAATGCCCGAACGCAAATGTCAGCCGAAGTCGTGGGGGAAATCAGGGTCCAGCCAATCCTTCGGCAGCTTGCCGGATTTGATCTGTGCTACGACCTCGGCCGCGTACTTGGTCGGGTCCAGCCCGGAGACGCGCACGAACTCCGCGACTTTAGGGGGCAACTTCACCTTGGCGGCGTTCGGGTTGCGGGAGGAGAAGACATCCCCCGAGCGTGATACGGGGGCGGCAGCAGCCACACGGGCGCGCTGTGCTGGTGTAACCGTTGGCTTCGGTGCAGGCTCCTCGGCCATGCTGATCTCCTGATGCTCTGGCTCGGATTGGGTCGGGAAGAACTTGTGGTTGAGCGCGTCGGCGAACTCGCTAGTGTCGAGCTTCTTCGGGTCCTCGCCGTTCTCCAGCATCCACTCTGCCGCGAACAGGTTCATGCGCTTCTGCTCGCGTGAACCCGGGGTTGCGAACTCCTTGTGGTCACGTAGCCAGCTTCTCGTTGCAGTGGGAGCCCAGGATATGAACTCGTCCGCGCTCTTGGGCTGTATCGGGCCGGGAGGCGGCTTGGCTTCCTCGGTTTTGGTCTCTGCGGGCTTGGGTTTCTCACGCGGGGCCGCGGTATAAGCGTCACGCACTCTGGCGATCTCGCTCTCCGCGCCCTGCTTGCCTTCTTCGAGGCGCACCAGATAGGCCTCAAGCCTTGCCAGTTGCCTTGTTGCTTGGGCTTGACGCGCCGGGTCGCTCGCTTCTGCGGCGGCGTGCAGCTCCTTCTCCAGTCCTGCGATTTGGCTTTGCGTCGCGGTGATATGGCCGTTCAACTGTTCCGCGTCCGCATTGACCTTGGCCCAGTGGGCGCGCATGGCGATGTCGGTGGATTTGCCGCTGGCTTCCTCGGCGGCGATACGGGCAGCACTTTCGGTCTTCAGTTTCGCTTGCGCGTCTGCGTGCTCCGCAACCAGCCTCTCCCGTTCGGCTCGCGCCTCGTCGCGCTCGCGCTTGAGGGTTTCCAGTTCAGGATTGGGTTTCGGCGTCTCGGTGATAACCCCATCACCAGCTACGGTCTTCGGCAGCCCATCACCATCGAACCCCAGGCCGATACCGTCCAGGGCTATGTCGATGATGTCGTCGGCCTTGGGGAGGGTGACGGGGGCGGCGGGATTTGGAGCAGTTGCGGCGACGGCCATGATTGCCTACCAGATCATATCGGGGTGCGGGATCTTGCCCTGGATGTCCTTCTCGGCAAGGACCCTGCAGGGAACCTCGTTGACCTCGACCATCAGGCCATCCGAGGGACGGCACCATACCCAATCCCCGATGTGGTTCTTGGTGCCGTGGAACTTGGTCGTATCGTCGTCCTCGTAGGCCTGTGGCCCCATGTGCACGATCAATCCAACCTTGCCCATCCAAAGGAACTCCTCGATGTCTTCTTCCTTCATCGGCTCGGTCAGCAATAGTCCGCCTGCGGTCTTGTGCACCATTGGAGGTTGATAGATCGCAACCAGAATGCGGGCGAACTGCACCACCTCTTCTGGTAGTGCGCCGATCTTCTCGAACAGAAGTTCTTTGGGGTCGCGCTCGTGCTTGACCTCGACGAAGTGCTTGGAGCGTTTGCCGAGCGCGGTCTTGCCAGCGTAGATTTTGCGGCGGATCACCTTGCCCGGCACGAACGGCGCGGACTTCGGGAACTTCGGAACGGTCTTGAGTACGGCTGTGGATTTGGCCATGGTTAGTCTCTTGCTTCCTTCTTGTGCGCCGCTGGACCCGTCATGTCCTTGTGGATCTCTTGCATGTGCTTGAGGGCCAGTTTCAGTCCCGCGATCTCGCCGACGATCCTCGTGCAGGCCATTCCGGTTGCGGCGGCATCCCCCGTGATCTTGGATCCCGATCCCAGCATCTCCTCGCCGCGCCGGATATCCTCGTTAATCCGTTCGCCCAACCGCTTGAGGTAACGGCTCTCGAAAGACGTAAAGACGCTCACGTTCGCCCCTTCCACTCAAGTGCGGGCCACAGCGAGCAGGTATCCATGTCGGAGCGCAGCGGAGCGGTCTGGAGCCCTGCCCCACCGGGGCGGCAATATCCGAACGCTTTGGTGTTGGCGATGAACCACCACCCATGGCACGTCCGGCACTTGCCGTGGAACGGCGAGGGCTCGGGTGCGATCGTTGGGGGAGCGTCTGGAAGAGGTTCAGCGGCGGCAGATCGGGCGCGGGCCATATGCTCTAGTGGTTGACGCACGCACGCAGAGTTATTCGATTACGCCCAATTGCTGCCTTTCGTCAAGGTGACTGGTCACCATATGCTCGCCTTGGCAATCATCCAATAGCAGGCGGTCGCGCTGATAAAGGCGGCTTTCCCACTTGCGACGACGCTTGGCCTCCAGTTTCTCGCGCATGGATACCGCCCACTGCGCTGCCCTGAGGCGATCCTCGCTGCTCATGCCCTTGCGGTGATCTGGGCCATCGAACATACCAATCGTGGTCATGGGGCTATTTCCCATAACCTTTGATTTTCGCCTCGCGCGCCTTGGCCCCGCCGGAGCCGCCGTCCTCGTTGTCGAGTTGGAAGTCCTTTTTGACCGAACCACCTTTGGCGTATTTGCCGCCTTTCTTCTCGCCGTTCCAGCCGCCGTCTTCGTCATCGGTGTTCTTCTCGTGAATGGGGTCGGCACCGACCTTGACTTTCCCGCCCTTGGCGAACCGTCCTACCGCTCCCCCGTGCTTGCGCATCGGCATGCCTGCCGGTGGTGGTGGACCCATCGGCGGGCCACCCGGAGGAGGCATGGGGGGCCTGGCCATGGGAGGAGGAGGCATCGGCGGTCCACCGGCACCTGGGGGCGGCATGGGCATCGGGCCGCCGGCTCCCGGCATTCCCGGCCCACCCGGAGGATGGCCCATCACCACGACGTTGACGTTCGTCTTGCCCTTGCCGTCTTTCCCTGCCTTGCCGCCCATCTTCCGACCGGGACGTGCCAGGGAAACTTTGGCCGGCTTGCCATCGGCCTCCATGCCTTCGGCAAGAGCGGGGCCGTCCTTGCCATCCTTGACCGCGCCACCGTGAGCATAACCCTTCGGGTAGGTATCCCTGAGAGGGCCTGAGCCCGCGCCGTAACTCCGCTGCAACCGGGTATTGCCGACGTTGCCGAACTTCACGCCCCGCATATAAGACATGGCTTGGTCCTTTCAGCTCCCCTCGGGGACGTTGAACATGCGCTTGACGACTTTCTCCGCGTCGCTCTCGCTGGCCTCGCGGCGGATGCTCTCGGCTGCGAACGTCGGCAGCAAACGGGTACCGATTGGGCTGGCTTCTGAAACCGTGAAAGAACAGTTGGAATGACCTTTGCCGTCCCAGACGATCATGACAAAGCCGGCCATGTCCTCGGCATACATATCGGCGAAGATCGCCGTATCCTTCCTGAACAGGGCCAGATTATTGCGCGCGAACTTTTGGTTATCCAGCACATGCAGCGACGCGCCCGATTTGAAGCGGATCGGACGATTGCGGGCAAGGCGCGGAATGCTCGTGGCGTTCATTCAGGCGGGGAATGGCAGTTGACGCCCGCACAAGCCCTTGAAGGGATCAGTTAGCATAACCCGACATTGGCATCTCGCGCAAGATCCTTGCGATCTCATTTGCCAGGTGTTGCTTGTTCTCGGACGCGAGCTTGTCGGCTTTGACCGCTTCCTCGTCCATGCGCCCTCCGACCGTCCCTCCCGCACCCATCGAATTACTCTTGTCCGGCGGGGTCATGTAATTGCCCAACCCCTGCAGTTCGCTGTTGACGATGGGCTGTGACTCCGGGTGCGTGGCGAGCCTAGAAGCGATGTCCATGGCCGACTTGTCCGACTGTGCCAGCCTATCCTGGTGCGCATTATGCGCGTCCACGGCCAGTTTGGTCTCGGACAACTGTTGTGCCCGCGCCTTGAGAGTAAGGGCCTGGGCTTCCAGGGGATCGGGCTGTTGGGGAGCGCTGGCCTGCATGTGCTGGTGGGCCAGCTGTGCCGCCTTGATCTGGGCGTCCGTGTCGATCTTCTTGTTGGCCGTGGCCGCTTGTACCTGTACCTGTTGTCCCTTGATGTCGGCCAGCTGCTTCTTGATCGCCAAGTCGGCTTGGGTGGCTGGATCTATTGGAGGTGGTCCTTGTGGCGCAGGCTGGATCATCTTGTCGAACTCGGAATCGGGCATTTTGTTCACGGCGCGCGCCACGTACTTGGCGATGGCGACCTGATCAGCTCCTGGAACCGTTGCCATCATTTGCTGAAAGGCGATGGCACCGAGCTTGCGGTGCAGTTCTGAGGGTACGTTTGGGTCAGAGGCCGGAACAATGTCGCAGTTCTCCAAGATGCGCTTGAAGCGGGCAACGCGCTGTTCGCGGTCCATACCGAGCGCCGGGCGGCGATTGCCCCGCCAGAGACTGTCTGGATCGTCCTTGAACAGGCGTATCAGCAACCGGAACTCCTCGCTCTGCGCCATGTGCTGGATTTTGTGAGTGGCAGAGGCCGGCTTGGTCTGCTGCTCGATCATTGCCAATGTTGTTCCAACAGGGGCGTCCTGCTTGCCCTCGGCCACGGGGGCATTCATGGTGCCCCCTAAGTTCTGTGCGACACCTCGGGTCTGCTCGATGAGGCTCATAACTGAGGGGGAAACGTCCTTGTAGGGCAGCCCCATGAACACGTCTTGGATGCGCGGCGCCCCACCGGTGTCGACCTCCATGCACCCCCCAGG